CATCCCCGGAGCCCCCCATGACCCTTGTCCGCAACCCCTTTGACGCTGGCGGCTATTCGCTGGCCGAGATGACGCAGGCCATCAACATCCTGCCCAACCTCTACACCCGCCTTGGCCAGATCGGCCTCTTCCGTTTTGAGGGCGTCAGCCAGCGCTCGGTGATCATTGAGCAATACGAGGGTGTGCTGAACCTGCTGCCTTCTGTACCCCTCGGTGGTCCCGCCACCGTCGGCACCCGCGAAGGGCGTGCCATGCGCAGCTTTGCCCTGCCTTGGATTCCGCATGACGATGTCATCCTGCCCGGCGACATCCAGGGAAGCCCGGCGCTGGGCGTATTCGATGCGGCCGATCCACTGGTCGAGGTGATGAACCGCAAGCTGCAGCTGATGCGCCGCAAGCACGCCCAGACCCGCGAATACATGGAGATGAACGCGCTGCGCGGCATCGTAAAAGACGGGGCCGGGACGACACTCTATAATTACTTCACCGAGTTCGGGCTGGCACAAATCTCGGTGGACTTCCTGCTCGGCACTGCAGGCACCAACGTACAGGGCAAGGTCCGCGAGGTCTTGCGCGCGGTGGAGGACAATTTGCTGGGCGAGGCGATGTCTTCGGTCCACGCCCTTGTGAGCCGCGAGTTCTTCGACAAGCTGATCTCGCACCCGAAGACCGAGGAAGCCTACAAGTTCTACGCGGCCACCGGAGCCCAGCCGCTGCGTGAGGATATGCGCCGCAACTTCCCCTTCGCGGGCATCGTGTTCGAGGAGTATTCGGGCACCGTCACGCTTTCGACCAAAGCCAGCGAACGGCTGGTTCCGGCCAGCGAAGGCATCGCGTTTCCACTCGGCACCATGGACACCTTCACCACTTATGGCGGCCCGGCCAACCTGCTGGAGGCGGCCAATACCATGGGCTTGCCACTCTACGCCCGCCAGCATCTGGACGAAAAGGGTCGCTGGATCGATCTGATGACCGAAGCCTCGATCCTGCCGGTGAACAAGCGGCCGCGCATTGCGATCCGCCTGCACACCTCGAACTGACGTACCATGACCGTCTTTGCCGCCGCCATGGACCGGATCTATGCCACCCCGTCCATGGCGGTGGCCGCATTGTGGATCTCGGGCACCACGTCGCAGGAACGCTCCATCCGGGTGATCCGCCGCGCCCCGGATCGTATCACCGAGTTCGGCGCTGCGCAGTTCGTCAGTGATACGATGGTGCTGGATGTACGGGTTTCCGACCTGCCTGATCCCCGCCCGGGCGATCTGATCGTGATCGGCACTGACAGTTTCACTGTCCAGGGAGAGCCATTGCGTGACAGCGACCGCCTGATCTGGACGCTGGACCTGCGGCCATCATGAAGCTGAAACTTGACATTGATCCGGACATCATGGCGATGATGGCCGCCGAGGTTAAGGCGGGAGAAAAGGCTGTCAGCGCCGCGATGCGCGAGGCAGGAACCGGGCTGAAATCCGACTGGCGAGGACAAATCACCGGTGCGGGGCTCGGACGGCGGCTTGCGAACTCGATCCGCAACCAAAACTTCCCAAGGTCGGGCGAAAGTCTCAATGCTGCCGCGCTGGTCTGGTCCAAGGCTCCGGAGATCATCAGTGCCCATGATACTGGCCCGCTGATCCGCTCGAAAAACGGGTTCTGGCTGGCGATACCGCTGCCAGCGGCCGGACGCGGGCGACGCGGTGCTCGGATCACCCCCGGCGAATGGGAACGGCGTCGCGGTCTTCGCCTTCGCTTCGTCTATCGGCGCACCGGCCCGAGCTTGCTGGTGGCGGAGGGACGGCTAAACACCAAGGGCCAAGCAGTCGTGTCGCGCTCGAAGACCGGGCGCGGCAAGGTCACAGCACCGATCTTCCTGCTGGTGCCGCAGGTGAAGCTGCCGAAGCGGCTCGATCTAGCGCGAGACGCAGAGCGGGCGCATGAGGCGGTACCGGGGCTCATCGTGGCGAATTGGGTGGAGGACAAGGTGCAGTGATGGCTATGATGCGGGACGAGGCCTCTTCAGTTACCTGGCGGAGCTCGGAAGCCATTGATGAAGTTTACTTACGACTAGGATTGAATATGCAAAACTCATCTCTCCTTCGCTCAATGATAGACCCTGTGCTTGAGGCTATTTCCGAGAATGACCTGTCCGAAGATCAAGTTGAAAAGCTAATCGATGTCTTATTAAAAGACGGCACATCCGAGCTGCGTAATGCCTTAATGCAGTCCGCACCTTCCATGTTAGCGGATGAAACAGCGAGCCGATTGGGGTTCGAAGAGCGTAACTATTTACGATGGAAGAAGCCGCTAGACCTCCTCATGGTTCTATGGCGTGTATGCCAAGAGGTTGGAGAGGATCATGCTCACAGCGGTCCAGGAGAAATGGACCCTCTAGTATTCGACACCTTGGCACATTTGCATCCGCGGGCCTTACTTATTGCAAGTGAGATAATGTGCCTTCTGCGTGCCGGGTTTGCAGATGGAGCTTTGTCTCGCTGGCGCTCACTCCACGAAATTATCGTCGTTGCGATGTTCATAGCACAACACGGCGAAATAGCGGCCCTTCCATACCGCCTTAGCGTCTGGTTCACAGCAGAACGAAGAGCAAGAAACTACAATACTCATGCCGAGCGGGCTCGCTTAACGCCCCTCAGCCAAGAAGAGTTCGCCGATATCGTAAGAATGCGCCAGAACGCCCAAGGGCAGCTGGGCAGGGCTCTTGAAACCGACTGGGACTGGGCAGCTGAGGCACTTGGAAAAAAGCGACCAAACTTTGCTGATTTAGAAAAAGCGGTCGATCTAGATCATTGGCGTCCACGGGTTCAATGGGCCTGCCAGCACATACACGGCGGCTTTGTGTTTCCAGACCGTCTGCTGGGACAGTCCGAAGCGAAAGAGCTGCTTTTCCAAGTGGGAGCGAGTAACTCTGGTCTTTCTGATCCAATTCAGATGACTGCAATTTCGCTGATGCAGATGACCCTGACATTCCTTCAAGTGCCAGAGATAGATATGGGTGGCTTGGTCTTTATGAAGATTGTGCAGCATATATCAGATGACATCTTAGAAGCCGCAACATCCGTTCAAGAGAAAGTATTATAGCCCCCAGCAAAGGACGCCATACCTTCGATATGTTCTTTACTTCGGGCTAATCAGGCGTTTCCGTTATCGTAGCATCCGATTCATCTTGCTGGCGGTAATTTGCACGTAACGAGGATCTAGAGGGGTGCCACTGTGGACTAAACTTGGCTTCGTGCTCCAAGCGGACCTTCTGCGCACCTACAACAGAGCTAAAATCAGTGCCCACACCTCGCGAAACCATCCTCGCCGCGCTGCACGCGCGGCTTTCGGCGCTGCCCGCCACAGCCCTGCGCGGTGAGGTGCTCCCCGAGCGGGTACCCGCCGCTGGCCTGTTGATCCTGCGCGACGGCGAGCCGGGGGAGCCCGAGGTGACGTTATCGCCTCTGCGTTATCACTACGAGCACCGCGCCGAGATCGAGGCGGTCGTTCAGGGCACCGACCGTGACGTCGATTTTGACAGGCTCTGCGCCAGAATTGGCGTCGCGCTCTCGGCCGACCGCACTATGGGCGGACTCTGCGATTGGGTCGAGGCGGAAGCTCCACGTCCCATTGATCTGCCCGTCGAGGGCGCGGCAAGCCTAAAGGCGGCCGTCATTCCGGTCATCCTACATTATTCAATGGCTGATCCGCTCGCGTGATCTACCAGATCAGCACGTGCCATAAGAATTGCGCGAGAAGCGGCAGAACTCGGTGGATGTACCACTCCTGATCATTTCGCGGGCGATGTCACGGCCATCGGGCAGGAAGCACTGCCCGACAATCCGTCCGAAACGGTCAATATCGCGCTGGCGGCAATACAGAACCTGACCAGACACCAGGCGGGTCATCGCAGCCGTTGCAGCTGCTCCACCGGATCGGTTGGTTTCGGGCGCATCGAGGCCCCAGACACGGATGCGCACATCCTGGCCTTTAACCCAGAACGTATCACCATCGACCACGCGCGTCACACGCCCCGAGAAGTCGATATCCGCTGGCAGAGCTGATCGCTCGGTCGTTGTGACATCCGCCGTCGGTGCATCGCACCCGCTCAAGGCAACCATGCCAACGACGGCGAGGATGAGTGTGGCGGGGAACGTAAGACGGCGATTTCTGCGGCGTTTTTTATATCGGGGCATTTGGCTCTCTTTTGGTTTTGAAATTGCTCAATGGGGCATCTCTGTTGTTTCAAAGCTACCAGCGCCCCGCAAGACAAGGCGCTGGCATCAGGATAGAAAGGACACACAATGGCACGAGCCCAAGGGGCGCGGGCGCAGATGGCGCTTGCGTTCGAGACGACCTATGGAACGCCGCCGGTGGGCGGCTTCACGAAGATTCCGTTTTCCAGCACGTCGCTGGGGGCGGAGCAGCCTCTGCTGAACTCGGAATTGCTGGGCTACGGCCGCGATCCGCTGGCGCCGATCAAGGATGCGGTGACCGCCGATGGCGATGTTGTGGTGCCGCTGGACGCCGAGGCCTTCGGGTTCTGGCTGAAGGCGGCATTCGGTGATCCGACCACGACTGGCACCGGCCCCTGGACGCATGATTTCCAGTCGGGAGCCTGGACGCTGCCCAGTATGTCAATTGAAACCGGCATGCCCGAGGTGCCGCGTTTTGCGATGTATTCCGGCTGCGTACTCGACCAGATCAATTGGCAGATGCAGCGATCTGGCCTGCTGACCGCGACGGCGCGGCTGGTAGCGCAGGGGGAGACGGTGGGCACGACGACCAGCGCAGGCACGCCTGCCGACCTCGAATTGCAGCGCTTCGGCCATTTTAACGGGTCGATCATGCGCAACGGCTCGGCCCTCGGCAATGTGGTTTCGGCCGACATCACCTATGCCAACAACCTCGACCGGATCGAGACCATCCGCTCGGACGGCCGTATCGACGGGGCAGACCCGTCCATTGCGGCTCTGACCGGCTCTATTGAGGTCCGCTTCGCCGATCAGACACTGGTGACACAAGCGATCAATGGAGACCCTTGTGAGCTCGAGTTTGCCTATGTGCTGCCCTCCGGCGAGAGCTTCACCTTCACCGTGCACGCCGTTTACCTGCCGCGCCCCCGAATCGAGATTTCCGGGCCACAGGGCGTGCAGGCCACCTTTGACTGGCAGGCCGCGCGCGACAGCACGGTTGGACGGATGTGCACCGCAACCCTGATCAACGACATTGAGGTATTTTGATGCTCACGCTCGACCTTACGAACGCGCCGCGCTGGCATGATCTCGCACCCGGGGTGCGTGTGCAGCTGCGCCCCCTGACCACCGCGCTGATGGTGGCGACCCGTAGCGATGCGGCCGTCGAGGCGGTTCCTGAGGATGCGTCCGACGAAGAACGCGCCGTTGCCTTCGCCAAGGCGCTGGCCCGGCGGGCGGTCCTCGCTTGGGAGGGCATCGGCGACACCGAGGGCAATCCCATCAACCCCAGCCCCGACTCTGTCGACGCTCTTCTCGACATCTGGCCGATTTTCGAGGCGTTCCAGCTGACCTACGTCTCCAAAGGCCTGCTGCTGGAACAGGAAAAAAACGTCTCCGCGTCCTCGCCGAGTGGTCCTTCGGCGGGGGCGAGCGCTACTGCGACGCGTGCCAAGCGACCTGCGAAGACTGCCCGGCGCGGCTGAACCAGCCTTCGACATTCGAGGG